GCAACGGCCTGTTACCTCCCGAGTTGTCGCCGTTCAGCCAGAGCCTCAGCGGCAGGTTCTGACCCGAGGCGACGGCCATTGCGGGGGTGTCGAGCCGGCCGTCAATGATCACGGGGCGCGGGAGCCCGTAATGTTCCGCGCCGACGAATCCGGCCCACGAGCCGCCATGCGAGCCGAGGTCCTGGCGTCGCTGCGAGAGAACGGCGTAGTCCCACCAGCCCGATGCCTCGAAGCCAGGAACGACGATGTGGTTGGGCATCAGCCGCCCCTCGTGAAGACGTCGAAGGCCTCGCCGACGATCCGGACCGCCTCGTCCCGCTTCGCGATCGCGGACGGCCCGAAGACCGGATGCGCAGGAATGACGACCCGCTCGGCCGAGACGAGGCCCGTGCCCGCCCGATTCGGGAAGATCAGCCGCGAGGTGATCACGATCGCGCGGGCCCGACCGAGCCTCGCCGCCGTCGTCCAGCTCCGGTGCCGCTTGGCGCGCGTGTCGAATCCCTTCGCGCGGATGACCCCGCCCGCCTCGTGGATCGAGTAGTAGGCGCGATTGAAGAGGGCGATCCGCCCCGTGATCTCCGGCGATTGCCCGAAGATGCGGGTCCCGATGCTTCGCTCGAAACTGCCGCGGCGGGCTCCCTGGGCGCGGGCGAATTGTCGCAGGGCCTTGTCGTGATGGAACTCCGCCCGGACCCGCCGGCGCAGATCCTGACGGATGACATTCGTGGCGCGGCGCATCTTGATCTTCTGCTCGCGCTTGAACTGCACGACCTCCCGCGCGATGCTCCGGCGAAGCGCCTCGACGCCCACTTCCGCGATGTCGAGCATCAGGCCCCCCTCATCCGGCGGTGGGCGTCGAAGGTTCGCTTGGCATCGAACGGAACATCTGGATCTCTAATCGCAGACGAGAAAGCGATCTGCCCGTCGCCGCGGTTTTCGGAGGCGATGTGGTAGAGCCCGTGCTTTGCGCGATCTAGACGGACATGGATCGTGACGATCGCAGCCCATTCGAGATCGCTCGGGATTGTCGGGTAGCCGGCGACGTAGACGACCTTGATGGTGCGCGGCCCCTCCGGGAACCGGCCCGAGGCCTTCGCGATGATCCCGGCGTCCGCGTCCTCCAGCAGGTAATCGGTGTCGAGGACGAGCAGTTCCGAGGCTCCGTAGGCGCGCGGCCAGGCCGTGGACTGGTGGACCGACGTGATGGAGGAGACGGGCGTCTCGTCGAGGACGAGCCGGTCGTAGTCGAGCCCGTTCTTTTGGTCGGTGTAGGTCGCCTCGAAGAATGTCCGATCGCAGTAGGTCTGCGCCCACGCCGTTACGGAGGCGAGGAGGGCGTCGATGCGCTGATCGTCTGCCGCGCCCGTCAGCGCGCGCGCCAGCTTCACGTTGTCTCGGGTCGTCAGATATGGGCCGGTCGAGAGGGCCGAGCCCCCGGAGACATCGTCCTCCCAGACCGGCAGGTCGATCTGATAGGCCGCGTTGACGGTCGCGAGATCGTTTCGGTGGCGACCCGTCGCAGTCGCCGGCTGATACTCGTATGTGTAGAGCCCAGGCGCGACGCCAGCGTCGATCTCCGTGACCGACCAGACGGCCGCGTCCGTCACCAGGTCCCCGCCGGGCGGGCTCGCGAGGCGGCGAATCAGGGCCGTGAAGTCCGCCGTGACGAGGCCGGTCACCGGCGCCCCGGTCGCGATGACCGTGACCTTGATGATGTGCTGGATCTTCTGGTTGAGGCCCGGCACTTTCCGCTCGTTGCTCCGAGCGGCATGGGTCGCTCTGGGTCCGGGGCCCTCCCCCTCTCCCATGCGCGAGAGGGAGGGCTCCGGGAACTGCGCCCGCCAGGGAGCGACCCCGACGGGCTAACTCACTCGCCCGAGAGAGAACGACTGCGGCCGCGACGACTCAGCGCCTGCTCCGGAGGATTCCGCCGCGCAAACTCAGCCGGCTCGTGGTCGCGAGTTTCGTCTCCCGCGTTCTCATCTTCGGCTGCAGGAGCCTTGGCCGGAGCCTCTGCGCTTTCCGCCGCCCCCGCGGAGATCAGCGCATCCGCTTCGGCCTGCGGCCGGTCGTAAATCTTCCCGAGTTCAAGCGTTCCTGCAGGTCCGGCCGCCAACCTTTTCATTCGGATTCTCATCACGACCTCGCCGTCAGGCCCGCGTTCTCCAGCACGACGAGGATCGCGTTGATGGCTGTGCGGGACTCGGCGTCCTGGGTGGCACCACCAGAGGGATCAGCGACGTGGGCGGCCTGCGCGGGCGTCCCGCCGGCGCTGGGCTGGCCCTTGACGCTGCCGCCGTCCCACGCCTTGATGGTGAGGACGTTGCCACCCTGCTCCCGGTAGATTTTCGGTTGGTAGGACATCGCTCGGACCTCCGTTGGTTACGGCGGGCCCTGCCCCGATGGGGAGGGCCCGCCTAGTCGTGTGGACACGGACTCGCGGCTCTACGCCGTTCCGGCGATCGGGCTGACGTGCACCTCGCCGCCGAGGACGGTGGAATCCTGGATGGTGGGTGCCTTGCCCGGCCCGCTGAGGATTGCGACGATCCCGTCGAGCGTCGCGTTCTGTGTGGCCCTGTTGACCACCATCTTCAGGTAGCGCTTCAGCGGCTTGACGATCTCGACGTAGACGAGCTTGTTGTCGTCTGAGTCGGCGACGGTCACCTTCGACCCGGCGAGGGCTGCGTAGGAGCTGTCGTCGTCGGATTCGTGCACCTCAACCGACGTGGCCGCCCCCGCGACGATCGCGCCGAAAGCCGCGACGAAGGTGCAGCGCTCGAAGTTGGCGCAGTCGATGCCGGCCGACGGGGTGATGACGGTGGCCCCTGCGGCGACGGCGTTCGAGTGCCGGACCAGCTTGACGTTTTTGATCAGGTTCATGGTTTCGTTCTCCCTTCTTCGCTCTGCGCCGCCGGCGTCAGGCGAGCTTCACGCGAACGAACGCCTCTTCCAGCACCGGCATCCCATCGCACTCCAGCCGGCCGATGAAGCCGGTCTGGTTGGTCTCGGCGTAGAGCTCGATCAGCCGCTGCACCGTCATCGTCAGGGCGTCGACGATCTTGTAGAGCATGAAATCGCCGACGATCCCGACGTAGAGGCCGGTGGTCATCGTGTTGGGGGCGTACTCCGACATGTGGACCGGCATGTTCAGCAGGCTGTCGGGCTGGCCGGCGAGGACGGAGGGCTGCCAGATGTACTGGCCGTTTCCGTCCTTGATCTTCCGGACAACCTTGAGGACATCGCGGTGGAAAATCCACCGGGCCCTTCCCCAGTACGCACCCTTGAGCTTGTACTGGGCGTTGATCAGCCCATCAAAAGTAGGGGCTGTCGCAGTGTTGTCAGTCGCTTCGTCGCGGGCCGTCGAGATGCCGTCGGGCGAGGCCGTGAAGACCCCGAGGGGACGGCCCGCGCCGGAGCCCGTCATGAATGCCTTCTCCTCGGTGATGGCGAATTTGTAGGCGAGGCGCTGGAGGATGATGGCCTCGACGTCCTGCGATGCGACCCGCAGGAGTTTGTTCGAGACCTTGATCCGCTTCGCGAGCGGATGAGGTTCCAGCTCGCGCTTCCCGAACGCCATCGTCGCGTCCTCCGAGCCAGTCCCGATCTCCGAGGTCCAGTCGGAATCGGCCGGGTCCGCGTCGAGGGTCGCGACCCCGAGCTTCTCCGCCTTGAGCACGGTCTCCTTGTCGGAGAAGCTGCGGATGAAAACCAGGTCGTCCACGAACTTGATCAAGCTCGTGGAGAACTGCTCCGGCGCCACCAGGAAGCCGCCCTGGACGTCGGCGTCGGCCTGCAAAGCGCGGTACTCGCTTGGGATGGCGCCGGTCCTGAGATAGCCACTGAAGGCCTTCCTGTACTCGGGCGCCGAGAAGGCGCCGAGGCGGAGCTCGCCGACGGGCGCGGGGTCGGTCGCGTCCCTGCCTGCCCGGTGCTCTCGGAGGGGCTGGTCGAGATCCCGCTCCGCGGCCTCGAGCTTCTCGATCCGCTCGATGTCCTTTCCGAGCGTGTCGGCGTCGAGCATGATCTTGTCGTAGTGCTCACGCTCCTCGATCTTCAGCTCCCGCTTCTCGGCGTCGGCCGTGTCGAGAATGGCGCGAGCATCGGCGATGCACTTCGCCCGCTTCTCTCGCAGCTCCCTGGATTTCATCGGATCACCCTCCGGCTGAGGCGCCGGAGGGCCTGAAACGCGAAGAGCGCGCGCCACCCGGCGCCAGGTTCTCACCTGGTCCTGGTAGCTGCGCGCCCGAACTCGGCGGGTGCCTCGCTACGTCACCCTTCGACCGCCGGTGTCTGAGCGTCCGGTCGGACGATAGGTCCGTGTCGGTGCGGACGATAGACCCGCCCGCGCGGCCTGTCAAGCCCCTACTGTCTCTCCGCCAGATCGAGGCGCCGACGGAGCATGTCGATCCCAGCCAGGGATGCGGATCGCGCGGCCAGCTCGCGGATTGCCGTGGCTGCCGCCCGGGCCTCTGCGCCCTTCCTGGCAGCGCTGAGGTCGCGCAGCTCCTGCCAGGCTGCCGTGACCTGCTCGAGCACGGCACCCGACATCGCTACCTGGGACCTGAGAATGGCCTCCGCCGAACGGGCCGCCTGGACGTCGGTCTGCGGATAGGCCGGGAAGGTGACGGGGGAGACGTCGAAGAGCCGAACCTTCAGCAGCGTCCGCTCCCACGGATCCGCCTCGAAGTTCCACTTCTCTTCCAGCGCCGCGAACGCGAAGCTCATCTGGTTGACGTCGCCCCTCTCGATCGAGATGACGAGATCGCGGGCCCACTGCGTCTCCGGGGGCTGGTTTTCTATCCGCAGGCCCCGCTCATCCTCGGCGAGCGTGAGCGTCCCGGCGCGGTTGCGGCCCAGGACCCAGTTCGGATCGTGATTCCATAGCGCTCTGATGTCGTCCGCCTTGATGCTCTCGGCAAAGGCACCACGAGCGATTTGCTCACGGAACCACCCCAGGTCCTCGCTCCACTGCTCGAAGACGGCAGCGTAGCCCTTCAGTTTCTTGCCGTCGTCGTCCTCGGCACGCAGCTCGGTGGCAGGAATGAAACGGCGCTCGATCCTGTCGTTGTCCATCGCGGCTCCTACGCGACCTTTCGGCCGGGTGATTCCTTCAGCACCACGTCCAGCTCACGCATCGCGCGTTCGATTGCGGCGGCAGCGAACCGCGTCGGACGCTTCGTGCCCCAGTCTGAGATGAGGGCCCGAAGATGCGCTTCGAGCGTTGCGGGAGGCCCGCCAGGACCGGGAGTCGTGGCCCATGACCCAATGACCCCGACCATGCCGTCGAGCGACTCGCGCACCCATGAGTCAGCGAGCACTTCACATAGCCCGTGCATGCAGCGACGCGGCCCCGCGTCCTCGCAAGCGTCAGACCCTCCAAGCAACTCCGCGACGGCCGCTACAGGTGACATGAGCATGCCGCGCAGAAGCACGCGGTGCTCGCGGTAGAACGGACCGGACCAAGTCTCGAACCCAGCGAGCCCCTCACCGGCGATCCGTCCGATAGCCCGATCGAGCGCCTTTCCCTCCCGCCGCAAGGATCGGACAGCGGCATCCGCGAAGAGCCGCTCGCAAGCCGGCGCGATCCGCGCCTTCAGCTCGCGCGCCCGCATCGGCTCGTCTCTCAGCGCAGGGGCTGGCGGGACTTTCTTCGTCGCGAGTCCGGCCGCGAGACGCGCCGGCACCCAGTTGAGGGGGACGTACATCTCGTCGCCGGCCTCGGAGTTATCGAAGCGCCAGTTCTCCACCTCGGCCAGGTCGTTGTAGCTGGCGAGGCCGTTGCCGCGGCGAATCGCGTGACCCTCCATCCGGCTTTTGTAATCGCCACGTTGCAGTCCATCGAGATCGTGCTCGACATAGAAGCGGCCGGTCTGGGCGGGCGAGAAGAGCTTCCGGTTGTACTCCTGCTCCATCCGGACGACGTGCGGCCGCAGGCTGTCGGTGACATATTCGAGCGCTTGATGTTCGATGTTCGAGAAGGTCGCGTGCTCCAGGTCCTGGAGTTTGTGCAGGGGCATTCGGTAGAAGCGGGCGATCTCGGCAAGCTGGAACTTCCGGGTCTCCAGGAATTGGGCCTCGTCATTAGGGATCGAGACGGAGATCCAGTCCATCCCCTCTTCGAGGATCTTTGGCCGACTGGACTTCGCCACACCTTGGTGCTCCGCTGCGTGCGCCTCTTTCAGTCGTTTGTACGCGGCCTCGGATAGGGTTCGGGGATGCTTCAGGTAGCCGCCCGGGCGGGCGCCGTTCCCGAAGAAGCGGGCGCCGTGCTCCTGGGTGGCGAGAGCGAGGCCGATCGCCTGCATCTGCATCGCGATCGGGGAGAAACTGTTGACCCCGTCGAAGCCGAGGCCGGGGAAATGGAGGATCTCCCAATCCTCGAACGCCTCCTCGACAGCCGAGTCCTCGGCGCGGACGAAGTACCAGAGCCGCCCGTCCTTCCGCTCGACCCGCGTCCGATCGGGCCGCAGCAGCCGGAGCGCCCGCGGGATCAGCCGTCGGTCATATTCGATCCATGCGAACGCCCGCCCGCACAGATCGACGTGAAACGAGATCGCCTCGCGGAACGTCATCGCCGACATCATCGGGTTGGGCTGATCGTGCAGCAGCCGGTAAATCGGATGATCTGTCGCGCGCCGGCGTCCGCGCGGCTCCAGCTTCTCGTACGTCTTCAGCGGCACCGAGCCCGAATCTTCGCCGCGGATCCGGCAGCAGGCGTAAACCTGAGAGCATTGCAGGGCGGTCCTTTCGTTCACGACAACGCCCGCGTCGGATTCCCGCAGCCATGAATCAGGGATCCAGGTCGGGTTCGCGACCGTGCCGGCCGATTGCTTGACGGCCCGCTCCTCCATCAAGGCGAGGATCCCCATCACCGGCCCACTCTCAGGCCAATCAGCAGCAGCAGCCCGCCGGCAATCGCCGCCGCGAGCGGGAGCGACACCCACGCTCCGGCCGCCGCGAGGAGCACGACGCCGCCGTAGACGTGCAGGTCGCGCAAATCGAAGGGCCAGAGAGAGGCGGCCCGACCGAGCGCAGTCGCGAGCCACTTCACGCGGTCTTCACCTCGCTACGATCATAGATGCTGCCGCTGTCCTGGGCCTGCGCCAGCCCGAGCCCCATCACCGCCGCGACAATCCCGTCGATCCGATCGCCACTCTTGTGCTTTGCGGGCTTGAGGTTGTCGGCGGCGTCCCGCTGGACCGCGGCATTGCCGGCCATCCACGAGAGGATCGGGTTGTCGCCGTGACGGATCTTGCCGGCGATCACGAGCCGCTCAAACATCTTCGTCGGACCCGACATGCTCATGTACCCCTGGCCAAAGGCCGTCACCTCGAAGCCATCGCCCTGGAGCTGGGTCGAGAGTCCCGTCGCATTCCAGCGGTCGATTGCGATCTCCCGGATATCGTGGAGTTGGCGCAGCTCGTTCACCTTCGCGCGGATGACCTCGTAGTCGATGACGTTCCCATCGGTGAGGGTGAGCCAGCCGCCCTTCGCCCACGCCTCGAGCGTCTCCCTCGGTAGTCCATGACGCTTCTCGCGTCGGCCGACGTTTTCCTCCGGGAACCAGAAGAACGGCAGAACGTGGTAGAGTCCGCCCCCTCTCGCGACGGCCTGCCCGAGCCGCTCGACCGCCAACTCGATCTCAGGCGATTCCTTCCGGCTCGCGGGGTGGCGGCCGCCGATGCGGCGGGTCTGGTAGAGATCCGCCGCCGCGTCCCAGATCGCAGGGTCCTGGCTCGTCGGCGCGAGCTTCACGAGTTGGATCGCCGCCTCGATCGACTCCTCGAGTGATTCCTCCGGCGCGAAGACCAGCGCGAGCGCGGAAAAATCCGAGGTCGAGGAAAGGTCGAGCCCCGCATAGCAGGAGCGGCCCGCCAGATCCGACGCCACTGGACCCGCGTTCGTCGCCCACAGGTCCATGTCGAGCCAGCGGGTTTCCTGGGAGGTCCACTGATTGAGGTGCAGGCGGCGGAAACTGTTCTGCCGCACGATGCTGCCAGCCGCCGCGGCGCATTCCTCCCGGAGATAGTCGAGCTTCACGGAGCTTCCGAGGCCCGGATTCGCCTTCGTCCAGGTCGGCTCGGCCTTCCAGTCGTCCGCCTCGTCGGCACCGAAGATGACCGGTAGGAAATCGTCCGCCTCGAGCGTGCCGCCGAGAACGCCGCGCGCCTTCTCGTGCATCTCGAAGCAGGGGGTCTCGCGGTCGAACCCGGCCGTCGTGATCATGACGATCACGGGTTGCCGGCGCGCGGCGCGGCCCTTCGTCAGCGTCTCGTACAGTTCCCAGCTCGTCTGCTCGTGGAACTCGTCGAAGACGATCGCGTGGGGGTTGAATCCGTGCTTGCCGCGGGGGATTCCGGAGAGGACATGGAGAAATGAGCGTGCGTCGGGATAGACGATCCGCTTGGTGTAGACCTCCATCCGGGAGGACAGGCGCGGGTTGTCCTCGACCTGCTGTTTCGACACGTCGAAGACGATCCCGGCCTGCTCGCGATCGGACGCGACGCAGTAGACCTCCGCCCCCGGCTCCCCGTCGGCGGCCATGAACAGCAGGCACAGGCCCGCCGCCAGGAGGGACTTCCCGTTCTTCTTCGGCACCTCTACGTACACCACCCGATAACGCCGGGTCCCGTCGGGTCGCTTCCAGCCGAAAAGCGGCCGGATGATCCGCTCGCGCTGCCACTCCGCCAGCTCGAACCGCTCGCCGGCGAGCTCGCCCTTGACGTGGCGGAGGTAGATCGGAAAAAACAACTCCGCCCGCTTCGCCGCGAGCTGATCGAACAAATAACTGCCACGCCTACCCCTTTGTGCCGAAGTAGTCGACGTCCTGGCGCGCCTGCTCGTCGTCATCGTTTCCGGCCGGGGCCATCACGCGCGTCCGCGCCGCCGGCGTGAAGCCGAACTCGATCGCGAAAGAGAGCATCTTCCGCAGGCAGTCCTGCTCGATCCCGACCTCGGGTCGGCGCAGCACGCCCTGCGGCGTGTCGTTGACGAGCCCGTGCTCCGCGATCGCCGCCGCGGCCGTCTGCCAGCGGGAGTAGAGCTGGCAGTAGGCGGCTAGCGCCGCGCGGTCCGCCCGCGTCAGGAGCCGGTTCGCGATGAGCTGCGGCGCGATCCGCCGCCACTCCCGCTTTGCCGGCGCGTCGAGGAACGATGGGCAGCTCGCCCCCTCGGTGAACCGAGGCGCGCGGTTGTTGAGGGGGCGCCGACCGGGATTCCCGCGGAAGGCCTTCACGTTGTCTGGCAGGGGTCGTGGATGGGCCATGTCGCCTCAGTACCCTCCCATTCGAGGTTGCGACGACGCGCGCGCGGG